AAATATATCAAGATTCATTTACTAATCCAACCGCTAGTGGAACCGTTTCAAATGTAAGCACTAAATTTTTAGGAAATAAAAAATATCATCAAATATCTTTTTCAAAGGGAACGATAGAGAACAAATTTAAAGTTTCAGCAAAAACAAAAGTATTAACAACTGCTTCAACAACAGAAACTATTACTGTAGATTCTACAATTGGATTTGGAAATACAGGTAATTTTTACTATAAAGACGCAGATAGTCTATACAGATTAGCAGAGTTCACATCTAAATCAAGTAATCAATTTTTTGGATGCACAGGTATTACCACAACTTTAACTGAATCTGATCCAATAATCGATTTAAATTTCATTTATGGATATGAAAATAATGATTTAACTAAGATTTGTCAGATGAGGGTGGTTGGATCGATTGCAGGAACTGCTAGTAACGTTAATAGTTCAAAGTTTTTTGATATTGATGAACTCATTCGAGTTAAACATTTAGGAGAAAAATATTCAGTAGATGATAATCGATTCAATACTTGGTTTTACAATAACATATCATATATTGATGTTATTCAGCATCCATCAGATGTTAGTGATCCTCTTACATATGGAACGTTTAATACCTTATCAGAACATTTTTTAAAAGTAGGAGATAGAATAGATGTTATCTTTAAAAATACTAACGCTACAATTTTAACAAATGAGGAAGTAACAGTAGTTAATAATTCAAAACAATTTCAAATTGACACTTTAGTAGATGTACCTGGTGATTATATAATTAAAAAAAGATTAAATTTTGCCTCTCCAAATTTTGGTATCGACTCACTTCTTTCAAATATTCAAAATTCATATGTAGATTCTGAAAATAATGCTTATATTGCTTTTTCTGGATACCCCTCATTTGATACAAACACAACAAATAGATCAAAATCTGTTGTGAGTGCAGGAATTTCAACAGTATTTAATGTACATGACCATAAATTTTTGAACGGAGAAAAAGTTTATGTTGGTTTAACCTCAACTTCATCTAAAGGATCTAATTTAAGCGGTTATTACTATGTAAATGTCATTGACACTAATAATATTAAGTTAGCTATAAGTAATGATAATTTATATGCAAATATTTTCGAATCATTAGATACTACAGAAAATAATTCTGTTAGTCCGTCCACTACTTTGATTACTCCTGCAGATTTGTATGATGGAAAAGAATTAAAAAATCAAAATAATTTCAAAAGAATATACAAAACTCCAAAAGTAAGAGAAGGTAAATTTAACATCTATGGGCCAATCGGTGTTTCTTTAAATGGCATTGAATATCATTCTCCTATTGCTAATGATGCTATTTTTTATGGAAAAATTAAAGATATTGAAATTTTAAATTCTGGAAATGGGTATAATATTATTGAATCTCCTGAATTATCAATATCAGATGAAAATGGAAGTGGTTGTATAGCAAATGCAAATTTTAGTGGATCTTTGACTGAAGTAGTTTTGGATAATCCAGGATTTGATTACTTAGATGTTCCTTCGGTAAAAATAAGTGGAGGAAATGGTTCTGGAGCAATTTGTGAAGCAAAAATGAGAGGTTTTACTTATAGGAGAACATTTAATGAATCTGATATTGATATTAGCAATAATACAATATTTGTACCAGATGGAGGAGAACATAAATTTTCTGATGGTGAGGAGGTAAGATATTTAGCTACAGGAACTCCAATTGGAATTGTAGGCACTGTTGGTAGTGTTGGTTTTACTACAGATAGATTATTGTCTGATACAACATACTTTGTTGCAAAAATTGACAAAAGTTCTTTTAGATTGGCAATAACTGAAAAAAGAGCAATAACTAAAACAAATTTGATAGAATTTAATGACGATGGAAATCAAACTCACACTTTTGTATCTAAAAAAATAAGAAAAATTATTGATAGAATAATTGTTAATAATTCTGGAACATCATATGATAAACACCAAATTTCTGTAAGGAGTAATATTTTTCCTCAAGAATTAAGTAGTTTTTTTGAATCAACTTCAAAAAAAGAACAAAAGAGTGGGGGCAAAATAAAAATACTACGTTCTCCCACAGAAATACTTAGTGGAATAAACACAGAAAATAATTACATCTATGCCCAAAATCACGATTTTAAAAGTGGTGATATCGTAGAATACATTTCTGAAGGTACAGTCATTTCTGGATTATCAACAACTAAATCATATAAAGTAACTATTCTTGATGATGATAGATTTAAGTTGAGTGATGCTGGCACAGCAACTACAATATCAGATACAAATTATAATAGAAAAGTATATGTAAATTTAAACAGTGTCGGTGTTGGTACGCATATATTTAAATATCCAGATATAAAACTTAAAATTAATGGAACAGTATCTGCTGGAAAAACAGATGCAATTCCTGATTACTTCAAAGCAACTGCTACACCCATAATTAATGGAAATTTGAAAAGTATTTTTATTGAAGATGGTGGAGTTGGTTATGGTGTAACAAACATTATTAATTATGTGCTTAAACCTCAAATAAAACTATTAACTGGAGATGAAAATGCAATTTTACGTCCAATAGTCATCAATGGTAAAATAAGTGATGTTGAAATTGTAGATGGTGGTACTAATTATACAACTCCACCAAATCTTGAGGTAATAGGTATTGATGGTGAGTCTGGAACAGTTGGCCAATTTGCTGAATTAAAATCGGTAGTTTCAAATGGAAAAATTACAGATGTTATAATAGTTGAGGGTGGATCAGGTTACAGTTTAAATGACACTTTGATAAAAGTCGTTCCTGCTGGTTCAGGTGCAATTATAAATTCTCAAATATATGATTGGAAAATAGATTTAGTAAAAAGATATAGTCATGCGATAACAAATGATAATAGACAACTATTACAATTAAGAGGAAGTAAAGGAAATAAAATATGTTCATTTTTTCCACCAAAAAAATATAGATATTTGCTTGGAGATAATATTGATAAAAGTCTAACAATAGAATCTAATGACAATCACTCTAAAATTGTTGGTTGGGCTTACGATGGTAATCCAATTTATGGCCCAGTTGGAAAAAATAAAACAGGAATAGGTTTTACTTTTATGAAATCTGGTTATAAGTTAAATTCAGAAGTTGGAAAAGATGATTTAGTTTCCAGAAAATATAGACCACCAAATTTTCAAAATGGATTTTTTATTAAAGATTATATTTTTGACGAAAGTGGCGATTTGGATGAGGATAATGGAACATTTGTAGTAAATTCAGATTTTCCTGAAGGAACTTATGCATATTTTTCTACCATAGACAGTTCCACTAAAAATCCAACATTTCCTTACATTACTTTTTCACACCGTGATTTAACTGATCCATTTAATTATCTTGCAGATAGTAAACAAACAGATGAAAATTTAAACAGTGATAATTACAAAAGAACTGTAACTCATTTAGGTTTAAATGATAATTTTAAAAAATATCCTCCACTTCAAGATTCTTTAAATTCAGAAGCACAAATTAAAGTTAGTGCAATTAGACCATCTACAATAACAGGAATTGCTGTAAATCAATCAGGATCAAATTATAAACCAAATGAAAAATTAAACTTTAATGATCCTACTGTTTTGGCTCAAGTAGGAGAAGTTGTAGGAAAAGAGATAATTTCGGTAGGAACAACAAGCACTATAATTGATAATCTTACCTTTACTATAATAGATGGAAAAGTTACTGGAATATCAACTACCCCACATGGTCTTTTATCTGGAGATGTTGTTGAAATTTCAGGTATATCTTCGACATTTTATAAAAATATTGAGGGTGTTAGAAGAATTGGAATATCAACAGTTAGTTCTGGTTTATCTACAAGTATTTCAAATTTAAGCACTACTGGAATTACAACTTTTGTTACTTTTTCTGATTCATCTACTTCTCGAAAATTTGAAGTAAATGATGTTGTTAAAATAGGAGCAGAACAATTTCTTATATTGGGTCATGATGATGTAAACAATAGATATAGAGTGAGAAGAGGTCATAATCAAACTTCAACATCATCTCACAGTGCAGGAACAATAGTTACAAAATCTCAAACAGAATTTACATACTCTGTTTCTAAAAAAATAAAAAATAAAAATATAGAATTACCTGCAGTAAGTTACTTTGAGGGAAATACGTCACTTGGCATTGGAACCACGACTTCAAATGTGGTTGTAGGATTTGCAGGTACTACACCTATTAATAAGTCAATTCCAGCAAAGGCAATATACTTACCAAATCATGATTTTAAAGATGGTGATGAGGTTAAATTAGTTTCTATAGGATCTACTATTAAAGCAACAAAAAATGATACTTTATTAAATGATTTTGATTTATCAACTTTTGATAAACTCTATTGCTCTAAAGTAAATAATGATTTTATTGGTTTATCCACTGAAAAATCTTCATTCAAAACTAATCAAGTATTTTTTAAAGAAGTTATTGTTGATGTCCGTGAAGAATTTGGAGATGATCATAAAATTGAAAAAATTACTGATAATCTTTCTGGTTTTTTAAGAAAAGTAGATGGAACTGTAAATGTTTTATCTAAAACAACTACAGGCCAACAACATGGATTATCAGTAAATGATAAATTTAAACTTCATATTACATCAAACAAAGTTCAAACTTTTGATTTAAGGTATAATTCAAACATCGGAAAATTAGTTGTAAATCCTTTATCTTTCATAGATTCAGCAATTGCAATAGGTGCTACAAATAATTCCACAATAAAAATTAATAATCACGATTTCCAAACAGGTGATTTAATAGTTTACAATTCTTCAACCCCAGCTTCTCCTTTAGTTAATGATGGAGTTTACTATGTTATTAGAGATTCAATAAACACCATTAGGTTAGCAGAAAATTCTTTTGATTTATCAGTATTTCCAATTAATCATATAAGTATTGGAACAACTGGTGGGCAAAACCATCAAATATCAAAAATAAATCCAAAATTAACTTTTTACAAAAATAATATAATTAATTTTGTAACATCTGATCCAAGTTTGACTGATTTTGACATAGATTTTTACAAAGATATAAACTTTAAATCAAAATATAACACAAATTTAATTACTAAAGAGACTGGTAATATTCGAATTGAAGTTAAAGACTCTATAGAAAAAGAATTTTTCTATAAAATTCAAGGTAAAAAGGATAATTACAGTAAAACTTTATTTTTATCAGTTGATGAAAGAGTTGTAGATTATGCTAAAATAGAAGTGGTTGATTCCATATTCAATAAAGAACACGTAGTTACTGGAATTGGTAGCACTACATTTAACTTTAATCCAGAAAGTATTGCCGAAGTGGACTCATATACTTCTTCAGGATTTTCTTCTGCATTTTATTCTACAAATTCAACTGGAGAAATTGGTGGAATATATTCAGTAAAAGTTTTAAGTGGTGGGATTAACCTTGATGAATTGCCAATCATAACATCTATAGAAACCACATCTGGAGTAAATGCTGTTCTATCAGTAGAATCAGATGAAATTGGAAGAATTGATAATACTCAAGTTACCAATCAAGGATTAGAGTTTTTACCTGATAAAACTTTGAAACCAAAAGCAGATAGCAATACAATCTTAAAATTAAGGGATACTTTAACTCTTGATAGTATTGGAGTTAGTTCAGGGGGGCAAAATTACACAAGTGCACCAAATATACTGGCTATAGGTAAAACATCAATAATTGCTCAGACATTTTTAAATGGATCATCAGTTGAAGAAGTTAAAATTTTAACTAATGAAACTGGATTATCAGAAGATTTGAAAATTATACCAGTTGTAAATTCAAATGGAATCGTTGTGAGAGGAGCAAAAACTGATATTAACAAAACAGTTACTTTAGATTTAAGAGCACCTTTACCAGAATCTGGGGCTGATAGTGGTTTTTACAATAATTCTGGTGATTTTCCTTTTAAAGTAGGTGATGAAATATTTGTTGAAAATATTAAAATTACAGATAATGCTGATGGGTATAATTCAAGTGATTATGATTACAAATATTTTACAGTTACTGGAATAGTTACCACAGGTGGTGCAGAATCTGTTAGTTATTCAATAGTGGGTCTTGGAGAAACTGGAGGTTCATATCAGGAAGACAATAATTTTGGTAGAGTTGTAAAAAAAGACGATTTAGCAATATTTACACCAATATTCAAAAAGACATCTTTTACTGATGATGAAACAGTTAAGGTGTTTGGAACAGAAATTTCGGGAACTGTAGCAAAAAATGGTTGGAATCAATCATCAGAAACACTAAAAGTATTTGACACAAGTGGGGAATTTGAACCTGGTCAG